CAAAAAGTTCATAAAAATGGGCCTGTAGCTCAGCTGGGAGAGCGTTCGGTTCGCATCCGAGAGGTCGAGAGTTCGAGTCTCTTCAGGTCCACCACAAGAGAGTTATACGAACGCGATACGGCGACGGAGAAATCCGCATCACCGCATTCGGGTTCGTATTTCTTTGTCCGTTGCCATGCAGCAAAAAAGAGGCAGACGTTTGATGCGTCTGCCTCTTTTTATAACGAAGTTCGTTATAATCTACCATCTTCCTGCAAAATGAGAAAATACTTGTTATATTTTCTCGTAAAGGAGCATGGCTATGATTAGGATTTTACTGTCCACGCGCCTCGGCGAAAGGCGCTGGACGCAGGCTGATCTCGCTCGCGCAACTGGCATACGTCCGTCTACCATCAATGACTACTACCACGAATTCGCCGAGCGTGTCAACCTTGAGCATTTGGATTTGATATGCGAAGCGCTGGACTGCGATCTCGAAGATCTGATTATCCGCATACCGAATAGTGAGCCGCGGGTACGGACACGGACCGGCTTTGAATTACATACCAAACGCTGACTTGCTCCCCAAAGCCCGGACGCTTACCATGCGTCCGGGCTTTCTCCTTTTGCGGGAATCGTATAGACCTCTATGGCGTTCCTCCCTAAATTTCTGTTCCGTCTGGCAAAACGAAGATGATCTTCGCGCTGCACCCCAGGGCGCTTGCCAGCGACTCAATATCCTTTTCCGTGAAGTTGCCACGAGTCATTTTGTTCGACAGGTTCTGGCGCGTCTGCCCGGACGCTTCGGCCAATTCGCCCATCGTCATGTTTTGCCGTTTCATAATTAGACGCAGCTTCTCTGCAACTGAAATATCCATACTATCGCCTCCTGCTATCACTATACACGATTCCGTGTCGATTGTCAAAAACTTTTTTGCAAATTTCACGATAAAATGTAAATTATCTATTGACAAATGACACGAATTAGTGTAATATAAGCATGTAAGGCAAAGCCGAACAGCTTTTTGAAAGGAGCGAGGTGAATGAACGACGTGAACGTCACCGAGGCGTTGCTGAAAGCAATCCTCGAACTCATCGAGAAGTGCGAAACGCTCGAAGAACTCCGCGAAAGCGTCAAGCGCATCATGGATGAGTAAATAAAAAGAGTAGCGGCCCCTTCCACAGACCCGCTACTCAAACACCCCAAAAGGTGAGCCGGGAGCCTTACCCCGGCCACCTTGATTATAACCGAGTAAGGCAAAAATATCAAGGAGGAACACAAAATGAAATACGCTGACATCAATCGCAGATTTACCGAGATCGTAGCCGAGTGGCTGGCCAAGGGCTACTCCATCAATACCGCTTCCATGAGCGGCAGTCAGGGCGAAACCGCAAAGATCGATCTTACGGACGGCAAAGAGATCGTCCGCATCTTAGTAGACCGCTTCTCTGATTACGCGGCAAACGTTGAGGGCGTCGAGATCATCGTCGGCAAGGCCCTGGATGCCGATGTCCGCCCCAACAACAACGACAACTGGGCGACGCTCTGGAACAACCGGCTCGAAGTCCTCCAGCAGGAACGGTTTTTCAAAATCGGTGAAAACCGCGTAAGCGGTACGCAGTACGGCACCGAGGCCGAGGCGAAGGCCGCTGCAGAGCTGCGCCTCAAGCGGTACATCGCTAAGGAGTGTTCTTCCAAAAGCAAAACATTTACCGGTGAGGCCATCGAGATTGCCAAGCGCGTTATCCGCCGCAAGTTTGGGGCCAACCGCATTGCCACGGCCTACGTAATGGTTTTCAAGTATGACAACGCATATTGCGTCAGCTACCGGGACAGAACCTATCGGCTGCGTTGAAAGGGGAAATCCGCACCATGAAGAAGATAACTGCTATGGATTACAAGAGAGCTGCCAGAGACGCCATGAAAAAGACCGTCGGCTTTGCACCCGCCCTAAAGAACATCATCCCTATGGAGGGCGGAGACAACGGCGAGATCGTCACAGACGTTGCTTTCTGCATCGCAGCCACCGGTAAAGGGTACTCTTGGAGAATCGGCGGCGAAGTCGAAAGAGCTGAAGCGTATGACATCCAGCCTCAGAACGCATAAGGGCAAGGAGGAAACCAAATGAAAAGCGTAAAAGTCGAGTGGTGCGAAAACTTCATCCGGGCGCGGTTCACGAAGCATCATCCATTTCCCGGCGGCGGAATTGAGGTCGGCTGTTTCTGGAACATGGCAGAACGCGCCGGGCTGTGGGAACGCGGAACCTACGGTTCTCCAATGAGCGAAGCGCTGTCTAAGCTTTGCAAGATTGAAGATGTCCGCGACGAAAACGGAAACACCTGCTACACGGTATTCAAGCTGGCGTAATCTGGCGTAATAATGTTCCAGCCCCGGAGGTTGCGAGGGCAGAAGGAGAATATCATGCACATCATCGGATTCACAATTAAGCAGACTGGGCGGGTTATCGGTAGTACCCCAATCCGGGAGCAGGCAACAGGGGCAGCCAAAGCCCGCACCCAGCAGACGCGACTCCCTGTTTCCGTCATTGCCCACTGTGACACTGGCAAGGAGATAGAGGTTATCTTTCATCCTGACGGCACCAGCGAACGGATCAGAAAATAATCGATGCTGCCTGACCTACCGGGCATACGGGGAGAAAGGACAGGCCATGAATAAAATCCGCCGCAAGAATTTGCAGGCTATCATTGACCAGTTAGAGGAGCTGAAAGGCGGCCTCGAAGACCTTCAGGCCGAGGAAGAAGAATACCGAGACAACATCCCGGAGAATATGCAGGAAAGCGAACGCTATGAAAAGGCCGACGAAGCCTGCGACAATCTTTCCAGCGCCGTGGACAGTCTGGAAGAAGCCATCAGCAGCATCGAAGCTGCTATCGAGTGAAAGGAGCCATCATGGAAGACAAAATCATCATCGACCGCATGGACGCGGAAGAATTTCTCGCAATGCTCATGGACGCTGCCAAGCAGGACAACCCGACCCAGTATTACAGCACCGCCCAGATTATTGAGAACATCGCCAGCGAGTTCAAGAACCTTTGCAAGCTGTAAATCCAAGGCTGTCCTACCGGCGTGACGGGGAGAAAGGAAATGCTATGACCTATCTTGAAATTCTCGGCTGGGCGCGTAAGGGCATTCAGGCCGATAAAGCGAAACATCGCGAGATGCAGGAAAAGGCCCTTGAGGGGCAGGCGCTCGACATCGCAAGACACTGCCAGGAAGTTATTGATGCGCTCGATGTCAAGCTGGCAACTCTCGATGAGATCGAAGACCTGCACAACAGAAAGTGAGGGACAGCATGGAGAATAAGTCCTGGACAGTCACTTATCGCAATCGTGACAACGGCCAGCGGATCACCGCTGCTGTGTTCGCAGTGGATCAGCAGCAGGCACGAGAAAAAGCCAAAGCCGACGGCCGCGAGGCATGGGAAGTCGAAAGTATCGAACCAAACGAGGAAACGCTGGCGCGGATTCTCATTGCCGAATTTGCCAAGAAGCAGCAGGGCGGACACTTCGCGTGTCCACGCTGTGGGAAGATGACGATGGACGCAGAGAGTGTCACGCGCAATGCCCTCAGCCGCCGTGTCGGCTGCTACATCTGCGATACTTGCGGAACGGTTGAGGCCATCGAAGATTTTGCGCATAAGCAGGATTCGCTCAGCACGTGGGCAATCGTGAGAGAACCGGAACGATGGCACATGCTGAGTTGGATTAGCGACAATATTAAGATTGATGGCCACGAGGGAACGTGGTACATCATTGACGAGGGTGATTTTCAGATTACCCCGGACGTGAACGGCGAGCCACAGACACTTACCGCGCACCTGTTTCTACTCGAAAGCAGAAAGTTCGGCGACGAAGCTGCGTGTCTGATCGTCGACAAGAAAAAGCAGCTTGTCATGGAAGATGTCTGGAACGGCTTTGACGATCTGGAAGACGCCGGGTGGGAGCGAATCGAAGAATAGTGTGCCGCGCGAATGAGCATTTCAAGATAAGCGCCTCTGTCGCGTCGCTGCTGGACTTGCAAGTTTAGGCAGCGCAAAGCGACGAGAGAATCAATGGGCAGATATAGAAACGGCGTAGCGAGCCGCCAGAGCCGCGCAAAAAAGAAAACCCCTCACATGACACTTCTGCCATGCGAGGGGTTTGTTCGTGTGTTCAGATAAAGGCGCTGTCCACGTTGTCCGATGCGTCCTGCTCCTGAAAGCCGTTTGCCTTGGCGGCTTCAAACGTGATGCCGCCACGCTTGTGGTCGGACTTGACCAGCTCAAAATAGCACTTGCCGCCCGTGATGATGATAACCTGCGCCAGACTGAGCGCGGCTGTCAACCAAGCGGCAGAAGCCATATAGTTGGACTTGATGCACAGGCGCATCAGGTAAATACATTCCTGCGTGATAAGCAAGCCAGACCCGACCAGCAGGAAGCAGACGAGTTTGCTCGTGTCCAGCTTCTTTCTCCTGCGCTTTTTCTGAGCCATCAGATCATGCCGAGCTTCTGCGCGAAGCGGTAAAGAACCGTGACGAGCTGCTCGCGCGTCATCATGTCCTGCCACATGAAGTTCGCGGAGCCGTCGGGCAGCGGTGCGCCGCCCTGCACGATGCCGTTGTTGACTGCCCACTGGCGAGCAGCTTCGCTCCAATCGCTGCAGTCATTGTCCTGAAGATCTTTCCGCATTTCGCGGAAAAGCTCGGTGAAGGTTGCCTTGTCCATATCGTCGTCCTCCTTTTCTCCGTTTTCCAACACCATGACCGTATGCCCGGACGATACCAGAATATCGCCCCGGCGCAGGTAGGCGTCAGATGTCAGGTGCTTCCGGTCAGTCAGCAATTCAAATTCTCCCGTAGCAGGGAAGCAGCGCATCATGCAGTAGGTCGTGCAGGAATTGCCCTGCTTGCGGTAGGTTTCTTTCAGGGCGTCGACGCCAGCGGAAATTGCGCAGAGCATCATAAACGCGCTGCAGTCCGTTTCTACTGGCTTTGCGATCTTGCTCAGAATGAAGTCTACCGCTTCCGCAGCGACGTAGGCTGTGTTGCGACCGTCCTGATCGTACCCGATGTTCTTGTTGCCGACACCAGCTTCGCACGCCTGCGCGGCTAGCTCGGCTTTCCTGCGGTCCTTGAACCGGAGAACGCCGAGCCAGCTTCCAGAGTACCAATACGCGAAGTTTAATTCGCGACCGGTCTGATTGCCGGGTTTCTGCCCATGCGCGCCGGTTTCGCCGAGCGACGCCTGCCCGATGCGTACGCTCATGTTTCGTCGCCCCCGGAGGTCGAAAGCTCACCGACAGCCAAAACGCCGCTTTTCAATTCATAAACGGCGGACTCGATCATAGCGTCCAGTTTGGCTTCGTCAACCGTAATGCCGCGCTGCTTGAGCCATTCCAAGACATACGCTTTCTTCTCAGGACCGCGACCGGAGCCGTTGTAAATCTGCTCTGCGGCAGATACGGCAATCTTCACCCATGCGTTGATTTCTGCCTGCTGCTGGGCTGTGGTCTTGCTCTTGATGTACGGAATGACAATGACGGTAATGACTGCTGCGATCAGCGCAAATACCGCCTGAATGATGGTGGTAATGTTGTATTCCATGAATCGTGTTCCTCCTTAGTCATACAGGGCGTGAATGCCCTGCTTTGTCAAAAAATCCTTCTGCTTATGCTTGATGTTGGCTGCGTAGTTCAGAGCATCGTGCATACCATTGTCAAAAGCATGAGTGGATAAAATGGAGTGCTATGGCAGCTTGCCTTACTGTTATGCTTTTTACCGCTCTTTCGGTTTTCCCCGACTATTTCCACCGGCAAGGTACTACACCGCCGGACAATCCGAACGGAGTTATTGTTGACAACCCTATTGACACTGCCGATGATGATACAACTCCTGCAACATCTGAAATCCATGTAAGCATGGACAATATTTCCTTCAATGAGACGGGGGCATTGATGGATGCCGCACGTATATGGCGCAATCCGGAGCTATATGACCATATTCAGTGGGATAAAAACGCTGTAATCGAATACTATGGAAAAGACTTGTCCCCTGCATATATTCCAGATGGCTTGACCGCAGCCAATGGCAATGGCACTGCACGGGTTATTGTAGACAAAAGCGGCAATATTGTAGAGGACACGGTTAGGCTCAATTTCTATCATGACTATTACGAAGATGGAAGCCCAAAGCTGACAGAAGGCGTGACGGCGCGCAAGGGATTTTCTATCACGGCTTCAAAAATCGGCATTCTAAGTGATTGTATTTATCTTCTGCCCGAAAATGAAGTGAAAACTTCTGACATTGACGGAACGGCAGTTACCTTTGGGTATCGTTCCATGCCCTATGGTCCGTATAACCCTGACACGCACGAACCGTCTGGCTACTATGATATGTATGTGGCTGAATTTGAATATGACGGTATCGAATATCAGATAGTCGCAGAACAAATGGAAGCCGAAGAAGTTGTAAAAGTTGTATCGTCTATCATCTATGGAGAAGAAGTAATCGTTGATAAGTAATTGACACCAAAAGAGAATATACCACAAGGGACAGCCGAGAAATCGACTGTCCTTTTTCTATGTCTATGAACAGAAAGGAGCGACCACCCATGACAAAGCCAAGAGAGAAAACCCGCGAGGCGTTGTCGCGCTTCTTAGGGCTGCATTGACGAGTGAGAAGTGTGGACTTTTGCTGATTCTTCAAGTCGATGCTGTGGATGCGAATGAGCAGGACAGATGAATATGAAAGCTGATGATGCTGGTTGGAAAACAGGCCCATATCTACATTTGTGTTCTTACTGACAGTGAAGCAGTTGACTCATTGGAAAACCTGAAAAGTGAGCAATAAAAAGCAGCGCAAGGGGAGGAATATATCACTTCAGCGCTGTTTTACGGAGTATTGCCAAACGCAAAAACTGCGCCGCAGTAAACAAAGAATAGGGATTTCCGATGCGCGCGAAAACGGATAAAAAATATTCCGATCTTGCGAAAAAATCAGTAGACTTTATACCCTTTCTGTGGTAGTTGTTTGTGCTACCAAAACAAAACGTCTATAATCACATTTTTGCATCGGACACAGACATTGATGCGGTAACATACCCAAAAATGAGCGTTATGAGCTATTATGTCAACACTTATTTTTATGAAAAACACTCGGGTCTTGCCACGCTTGTAAAACCTGCTGCGCCAGTAATAACAACACCGTTCGCGCCGCCGCTGCAATGGACGATCAGGAGATTGCCGTCCGCGTCCTTGCCGCCGACGATGCCGACATGGGAATCGTCCGGATAGAATACAAGGTCGCCCGGCTGCGCGTCGCTCCATGAGATGTTCGTGCAATAGCTGTGCTGTGTCGCAGCTCCGCCGCCGCGTCCGGGGTAGTAGCTGCCATTCGTCGCGTTGTAGAACGTCCAATCGACGAAACCGCTGCAATCCAGTCCGAACGGGCGCACCGTGCCGGTGGAGCCGCTGCCTGCGGCTGTGACCTCCATCGAAGTTCCCCAACGATCATCCCAGCCGAGCGTCAAAGATTTTCCGCCCCAGAAGTACGACACGCGCCCGACGAGTTGCACTGCCGTTTCCACGACGGCCTTTCGTGCCGGGTCAAGATCATCCGGGAGATTTTCAAGCAGTGCAATCGCGTCCTCCTGCGAAATGGTCAGCGAACCCATTGGAATATTCAGGCTGCCGAGATTTTCGAGCAGAATGTCAAGCGCGTCATTCTGATATTTTGTAAAAACGTATATCAGACGCATTTGTTCAGCGGTTTTGGATGTGATCGTGATTGTCAGCGCAATTCCCGTGTGACTGTCGTCCACATCGTCGTCCGGATCACTGTCCGGAACGTCAACGGTTTGCATTGCCGTCGTGATCTCGCACATATCCCAGAAAACTTGACGCAGCAGCTCCACACGTTCTTCGTCAAGCGTGAAAACGTCAATGCCGTCCTCCGCGCCTGCCGTTTTGGACGCAAACACAGCTACGACTTCGCGCCAATCCGGGGCCTGTCCGATAATCTGGACGGACACAAAATCTCCATTTTGCAGGCGTTCCAGCTCTGCGTGGTATTCACCCTGAATTTCTGCAATGGCGGTTGCCAGCGGAACGGTATCTTCGCTTTCCTGTTCGTCAGCAAAGAGAATCCCCAACGGAGAAGCCAGAAACGCCCCCGCGACAATGACGATGGAAAACACGACGAAAAGCGCCGTGCCGCCGCCCAAACTGGCAAGGGCGCTTATCAGCTCCTTGACCGCCTTTGCCGCGGCTTCGGCCAGCTTTTTCGCGGCTGCGGCGGCTGCTCTGGTAGCCCGGTTGTTGCTCTTTTTAAGCATCTTTCGCTGTGCATCCTGCGTCGCTGCTTTTCGTGCACGCTTTGTCGCGGTTTTCGATACGGACGTTTTCGGTTGTACTTTTGGAGCGCTGATCTGCTCTGAATCTCTTGTACGAATAGAAATACCACGTTGGGGGCGTTCCCTCGGTGCGGCGTTTGGCTTCGGCTTTTCATGAATGGTGGGCGGCTGTTCCGTTGGGGAAGTTTGTGCCGGTGCTGACGGCTGGACAGGTGGGGCCGATTTGCTGCTGCCAGCCGTGACCGGCTGGCGCTTTGGCGTGATCGTGGGTGCATCGGAAACAGGTAGCTGCGGCGGAATCGGGGCAGCCGGTTCGGATGGATAGATGGATTCGATAGATGGATTTTGGGAGAGCTGCGCTTGTTTTTCTACAAAGACTTGCCGTGCCTGCGCCTGCGGAACGTGCAGTAAATCGTGCGCCTGTGTGACTGCTGACCGCTCACGAATAGACTGCTCTTTGCCGCGCATAACTGGAGCCGCCGAGCTGCGTGGTGTCCATGCGCCCGGCTGCTTTACATGACGAACAGCGGATGGTTTTTCTTGTGCGGCTTCGGATTGTACCTGACCGCGCATTTCCGGCGCATCCGGCTTTTCACGAATCGCCGGAATTTCTTTCTGCGGAGCACTATCCGCAAGCCGGATTTCTGGCTGTTCCGTATGAAGATGATCCCGCGCAGACGGTTTCTCTGCGCGGGATTTCTTTGCCTGCCGCACATACGCGCATCTCCCTTGCTCCTGTGGTGTGGATGTCGGTATGCTTTGCGGCTGTTTTGGTTTTGGCCGAGTGCGTAAATCATCCGTGCGCGTGCGCGGCGCATTTTCTGCCAATGGTGCACTCACTGTGGGGTACTGCGGTTGTGACTGCTCTGGTATGATTGGCGGAGCTGTTGTGAACTTCTTTGCAGCTTGCTGAACATAGGCGCGTCGGGTCTGCTCTTGCGGTACGGCTGCCGATGCGCTTTGCGGATGTTGCGGTTCTGGTCGGGTCCGTGGGGCATCTGCACGCTGCCGCGGAGGTTCCGGTGCATGGTGTGACTGGTCAGACTGCTTTGGCTGTATATCTGCGGAAGAATCTGCGGATTCTCTGCGGGCTGGGTGCTGGATCGCACGACGCGGCAGTTGGACAGCTTCATGGACGATTTCGCGGACGGTCGTTTCCACCTGTTCGGTCGCCGTGCGTTCCGCGCTGTCCGAGCGGTCAGGCTGCTTCGCGCTGTCGCTCAACTCTTTTACAAATTTCTGCACCATCTGGCGTTGGACGGTGGATGTGACTTGATGTTTTGGCTGCTTGTCCTTTGGCCGGTCGTTTCGTTCTCGAATGTCTGGAATGGTATTCACCTCCGAAATGCGTCTCATGGTGAGACGCATTTAATGTTGAATTTTGAAATTGGCTTTGTAAAAGCAGGCATTGCAGAAATACGTCTCACCGTGAGACCTATTTCTGCAATGCTTCTGCGATTCCCTCCATGATATACTCAGCGCAGGGCAGCGCGATAGAATTGCCGAGCGCCATATAGCGGCTGGAGCTTCGGATTTCCTCACCGTCTGCGCCGTATTTCGTCCAGTCTGGCGGCAGCCCCATCAGACGCTCGCTTTCCGCTTCGGTCGGGTAACGGATGCAGCCGGCAAGCGGATCGTCCTCATAGTAATACGCGAACGCAGTTTGTTCGGACGCTAGAATAGTTGGAAACACATCTGTCCGCTTTCCAAAGCTCCGGATGAAGTGTTGTCGATTTCTGTTTGCGGCTGCTCCGCGCATTTTGAATCCGTAAAAGGGCAGGATAACGGGTATCTGCCGCCCTGCATCAAGAGAAGCGCCTCTATGATCTTCGGCGGCGGGCAGCCCACCCGCGCCGCAAATCCGAGAATCCGTGTGCATTGGCCGGGCGTTAAATAATATCTCTGTGGCACGCTGTCCTGTAAAATCTGCCACAACAAAGATTCTTTCTCGGCGTGCGAGTTTGGGCTTCGACCAATACTGGGCGTCCAGGACACGCCATGCCAGATCACACCGTCGCCCTCGCACCATTCCTGCATCGGCCCAGCGTCCAGAAGCAGGCATTGGAACTTCGGCGCCCGCGAAGGATCGCAGTACGGCAAGATAGTCATGTTTAAGATTTTGCTGCATCGCTCCAAGGACGTTTTCCCATAAAATGATAGCTGGATATATCCCTCCACTGACATCCCTCATTTCCTCAATGATTCGGATTGCCTGATAAAACAGGCTTGACTTTTCTCCCGCAAGTCCCTTGCGGTTGCCAATCGACGATAAATTCTGACACGGTGAACCAAAGGTAATGACATGGACGGCAGGAATCTTCCTGCCGTCCAGCTTTGTTATATCGCCCAGATGCGCCATCTCCGGGAAGTGCCGCTTCGCGATGGAAATGTTCTCCGGCACGATCTCGCTTGCCCAGACAGGCACAATTCCGTGCCTGCTTGCTGCAAGAGGAAACACGCCGATGCCGTCAAACAGGCTGCCAAGCGTGAGCGTCATAGGGCTTCTCCCGGCGTGGTTGTGACCAGCCGATATAGCTCAGTGTCGCGGGGGATGGTATTGACAAACGGCACGATGCTGCCGCCCATGCGAAGTAAACCGTGACCGGCTTCGGCGTTCGTGATGTAACCGAGCTGCGTGTCGGAGATGTGCAGGAGCTTGGACAGCTCCGCCCGATCGGTCGCCGCCTGATTGAACAGCAGCAGAAATTCGGAGTTTGCAAACATCAGCCGCGCCGTTTCGGATTTCAGACATTCCTCCACGTTCTGCGAAGCTGCCGTCAGCGCCGCGCCGTATTTGCGGAATCGCTTCCATGCCCGATACAAAATCTCGCCGGAGTATTTGTACTTGAAATATAAGTACACTTCATCAAGAAACACCCAGGTATATTTGCCGCGCTTGCGGTTCTCCATGACGCGGTTCTGAATCGCTTCGAGCGCCACAACAAGCGCCGTGGGGCGAAGCTGCTCTCCCATTTCATATAGGTCAAGAACAACGATCCGGTTGTGAATATCCACGTTCGTCGGATGCGCAAACACATTCAAGCTGCCCTCCGTAATAAGCTCTGCTGCCAACGCAATTTCCCGCGCTTCGGGGTCTGGCTGTTGCAGCACTTCCGCGCGCCAGTCGGACAGGAGCGGCATGGGCAGCGCACCTTTTGCGTGGAAATAGTTCTAGTAGACACTGGCCGTGCATCGGTCGATGATGGATTTCTGAGAACCGGACAGTAAGCCCGCGCCCATTTGCTGTTCCAAGATACTTGTAATCAGCTCGGATTTCATCGCAATCGGGTTTTCGCCGTCCTCATAGCCATCTTGTAAATCCAACGGATTGATGTGGTGCTGGCTGTTCGGGGAGATTTCAATGACTTCGCCGCCCAGCGCCCGCGCAATGGGCGCATATTCGCGCTCGGCGTCGATGATGATAATATCGTCGTTGGTAGAGAGCGCAACGTTAGCGATGGTATTTTTCATTGCCACGGATTTACCAGAACCGGACACGCCGAGATAGAACGCATGGGGCGAGATCAACCGCTTGCGGTCGCAAATCAACAGGTTTTTGGAGATAGCATTGACCCCATAGTATAGACCACCGGGGTCTTGAATCTCCTGCGCTCGGAACGGCATGAGAACGGCGCAGCTCTCCGTGGTGAGCGTCCGCAAAGCGTGGATGCGACGCAGGCCATACGGCAAGACGGTGTTCAAGCCGTCCTCCTGCTGGTAGCGGAGAACAGAGAAACCGCAGAGCTTTTCCTGCGCGATGGATTGCAAGGTCTGCGTATCCGCGTCAAGCTGCTCCAAGCTGTCCGCGATATGAACGAGCGTCACGCAGGCGAACATGAGCCGCTGGTCGCGGGCAGTCAGATCTTCCAACAGGTCTTTCGATTCGGTGCGCATTTGCTCCAAGTCATAGGGAACCGTCGCTGTGAAATTGTTCTGCCGGTTCTGCCTTTGCTGCCAGCGTGTAATGTCCGTTTCCACGCCGAGGATTCGGCTTTGCACCTCACGCACAGCTTCTTCGGTGGGAATCGGAAGAATGTCAATGGACAGCAGCAGGTTTCTGGAGAAGTCAGACAGGTCCTTTATCATCTCGTCACTGATAAAAGATGCGTAGTCGCGCATAAAAAGCACCCGTCCGAACTTACCGCCCATTTCAAAATACCCGGCACGGAATTGCAGCCCGTCCGGGCAGATCAGGTCGCGGAAGTCAATGCCGCGCTTGATGTTCGCGGATAGGTCAAACCGGAAAGACGCTTCTTCGCCCGGTCGGAAGAAGTCATGCAGGAGCCGCAGCCGGTCGGCGCAGGAAATGGCATAGGCCCCGGAATCCAGCCGCCCGAAACTGGCAGACAGGTTGGTATCCACGCGACGGAAATACGCGCGAGTCTGCTCGATTTTGCGCAAGCCAATGGACAACGTAATATACTTTTCCTGCACCAGATTGTTGCTTTCCGCGGCCTTATCCAGAATGATTTGGTTGTACTCCCCACGGTAATAATCAAGGCCGTCACTACATTCCGGCATGAGCATTGTGCGCTGAAAGTCAACCGGATTCAGGCGGCGGTTGATGATCGTGATTTTTGCGGTCGCGTCGGTTGGCAGACTGTTCAGCACTGCGCCATACGAACGAAAGATACTGCGCCGGTCATCCAGCGACGATGCGGCGTAATTTATATCCGAAAACCGCCATGTTTTACTGTACTTCTGTCCAACCTGCCAGATACCGTCCGTGAAGATACGGCGGATGGGAATGGATTGCTGGACGCTGTGGGGAATCCGAAAAGAATCTTTTTCGCTGCGGTTTGCAGCCAACAACGATTTCATCATTCCAACGTACCCTCCATAATGTCAGCAAACATTTCCTCATGGAGATTGACAGAATCAAATCGGCGCGGGCCTGCACACAGGATTTCGGATTTGATAAACACCCATAAGAATTGTTCAAGCGTCATGCCGTTGTAGTGGAAAAATCCTGCGATAGCGACTGGTGCCGCTACCAGCAGACAGAGCCAGCTTGCAGCTTCTTTGCCGATGATGCCGCCCAAGCCGAGGTAGATGCCAGCTGCCAGACCGACGGCCAGCACCGCACAAATAAACTGCCGCG